AAAGAGATCGAAACGGCTTGCAAGAAGTCGCCGTTCCTGTATAAGCGCGATTGGCTGGGCGAGCGCGTGATTCCTGAAGGCGTTATCTACTGGATGTTTGACCCACAGAAGCACATCCTGAACAAAGTGCCTGACAACATGGTCGCGGCTGAAGCGTTCGTTGCTGGTGACGGCGGCACGACAGACGCAACGTCCATTGGCTTTTACATCGTAGCACACAACGCCGTAGCGCCGTTCCAGAATCCGACAGACTACAGGCTTTACAGGGTCGGCAACTGGTACTATGACGGCGCACAGATGGCAATGAGCGACCAAGCGAAGCGCATTGTCGGCGAGTTCATCCCGTACATGCGGAAGAAGTACGGTATCCGCGAAAGCGGTATCTACATCGACCCTGCATGTAAAGCGCTACGGCTGGAGATCGAAAAGCTGGGACTGACTACGAGCGGCGCGGACAACAACGCGCACGACATACGAGGCACGACAAAAGGCTTGCGCGTGGGCGTTGAGATGTTACAGAGCGCTATTTCAGGCGGTAAATTCTTCTTGATAGAGGATGAGCGCTACGGCACAGAGCCGTTCGTGAAGGAAGCCGGGCTGTACTGCGTAGACGGCAACGGACAGCCTGTAGACGCTTACAACCATGCTATGGACGAATGCCGCTACGGGTACAATCATTTCGCCAAGTCCTACGGCTTATGGTAATGGGGTGGTGAGATATGCAGTTTTTAGCGAGAATGAGAGATTGGGGGCGAAAGCTAATGGACAGGACAGCAAGCGCCACGGGCATCGCCCGCGAGTATCGGACTGTGTTTGAGCTGGGGAACGTCCCGGCGTTTGAGCAGTTCTACGATTTCGGCATCTATATCTGGAAATGGGTTTACAAGGGCTTTTACAAGGCATGGCACTTGGTGGACTGCCCGACCATAGCGAACCCGAAGGGCAAGCGCGAACTGTACCGCATGAACGCCGCGAAAGCTGTGTGCGCTGAGATGGCTGGGCTTGTCTGGGGCGAAGAGTGCGAAATCAACGTCAGCATGGACGGCAGGGAAAGCACAAACGAAACCCCCGACCCGCTGAATTGCTTTGTGCAGAAGGTTTTGTGCGATAACGCTTTCAGGGAAAAGATGCAGGAGAGCATCGAACAGGGGTGCGCTTTGGGCGGCTCTGCGCTGAAGGTGTGGCGCGATATTCGGCACGACAGCAACGGAAAAGAAGTCGAAGGCACAGACAAAATCAAGATCGGTTACGCGATGGCAGACCAGTTCGTGCCGATTAGCTGGGACAACGCCAAGGTACATGAAGGTGTGTTCATCTCCCGTGTTGCGAAGGGCGGCTGGTATTACACCCGGCTTGAATGGCATACGTGGGACGGCATGACGTACACGGTCAGAAACGAGCTTTACCGCGCCGCGATGCAGAAGGGCGCGAACGGTGATTCTCAGGACATCTTGGGTATCCGTGTTCCGCTGGCTGAAATGTATCCGTATCTTGACGAAGAGACAATCATTCCCGTGGGCGAAAGCCTGTTCTCTTACTGGCGCACGCCGATTGCGAATAACCTTGATGACAACAGCCCGTTGGGAATGAGCCTGTACGGGAACGCGATGGAGACGCTTCACGCGCTTGACATCTGCTATGATTCATTCGTGCGCGAGTTCCGACTGGGCAAGAAGAAAATCATTGTCCCGGCGCGTGCTGTGCGTCAGGTGGTAGACCCTCAGACGGGTGCGCTGTGCAGATACTTTGACGCGAACGATGAAGCCTACGAGGCGCTTGCCTCCGATGACCCGAATGATTTGAAAATACAGGACAACAGCGTGGAGTTGAGAGTGGAAGAACACATAGCCGCTATCAACGCTTTCCTGTCCGTGCTTTGTCTTCAGATCGGCTTCAGCGCGTCCACGTTCTCGTTTGACCAGCACAACGGCATCAAGACTGCGACCGAGGTGGTCAGCGAGAACAGCAAGACATACAAGACCATCAAGACGCTTCAGAATCAGCTTCGCCCGGCTATCGAACATCTTGTCAAGAATATCATTGACGTGGCTATCCTGTACGGGATGGACTACGAAGGGCAGAGCATCGAAAGCCTTGCCGCCAACGGCTACCATGTGAATATCGTCTTTGATGACGGCGTGACGCAGGACAGGCAGACGAACATCAATGAGGGCGTGATGCTGGTAGGCGCTGGGCTGTTGAGCAAGAAGACGTTCATGACGGACAAGAAGTACGGCATGGGGCTGACGCCTGAACAGGCGGACGCAGAGCTTGCACAAATCAAGGCAGAGGGAACGGGCAACAGCGTAGACGTAACAAGGCTGTTCGGCGGAATGGAGTGATTGAATGCGACCGTCATTTTTAGATAACATGTCGTATGAAATGGCGGAAGTATATGGCGCAGTCACGGACAGAATTCTTATTAACCTTGCACGGCACTTCAAGTACATCAGGACAACAGGACAGATAACCGGGAGCTTCGAGTATCAAGCGCGGATGCTGGCACAGATGGGTCAGGTCACGAAGGAAACGACAGACATCATCCTGAAGAGCATGGGCGGCGCTGATGAAGCCCTGCGCGGCGTGCTTGAAGCCGCTATCATGGATGCGCTGAAGGACGAAGAACCAGCGCTCAGGCGCGCGGCACACAAGGGACTGTTGAACAATCCCATCGTGCCGGAAGTCTCAGCGAACCAATTACAGGCGTTTCAGGCGTATTACAAGCAAAGCGCGGACAAGCTGAACCTTGTGAACACGGTCATGCTGGAAAGCACACAGCAAGCCTATACGGCGACTGTGAGTGATGTTGTTCAGCGCATCAACAGAACGCAATCCATCCTGAACACGGGCGCTGGCGAGGTCGTGACTGGCGTTTCCTCATGGAACACAGCGATGCACGATGCTGTCAAAAAGATGGTCAGCAACGGTTTGACAGGCTTCATCGACCACGGCGGGCATCGGTGGAGTCCTGAAGCGTATGTGGCAATGGACATCCGCACAACGATGTTCAACACGGCACGCGCGGCGGTATGGGAACGCGCGGACAGCTACGGTGCGGACTTCTATCAGGTATCCAGCCACAACGGTGCTCGACCGCTGTGCTATCCGTGGCAGGGGAAGGTCATCAGCCGAAGCGGCTTTGCTGGAATGACCGAAGACCTTGATGGGAACAAGATTCGAGTATATCCTGAGAGCGAGACAACGAAGGGACAGGCGGCAGGGCTGTTCGGTATCAACTGTCGCCATTATCCGATGACGTTCATCCCCGGCTTTTCAACGCTCAAGGGACAGCCGCAAGACCCCGAAGAAAACGAAAAGGCTTATGCTGAGAGCCAAGAGCAGAGAGCGCTTGAGCGCAAGCTGAGAGCAGAGAAGCGCGACCTTGAGGTCATGAAGGCACAGGGCGCGGATGAAGAAATCATCAAGGCACAGCGCCAGCGCGTTAGACAGGCCAGCTCGAATATTGATGATTTCTGCGATGAGACGGGCAGGGCGAGACGCAGGAACAGGGAATACACGCCAGTCAATGCAACGTGGCCGAAGACCGAAACTTACGATGTAACGCAGTTCCCGACAGAACAGCGCGGCAGGGTTAATGATTGGTTTGCAAACGGCGGCAACGGAAACCCACCGCAAAGCCCGATGCAGGCAGTCACGGAAAGCACACCGCCGCAGATGCAGAAACGCGCAGATTTTACCCCTGCAAGCACGATTGCAGAAGCCGAAGAAGCCGCGAAAAAATTTGTTTCGGCTAAAATGGGGACAGTATCTTATAAGGGCATTGATCTTGAATACGCGAATACCTGCAACCGTGTGCTTGGCAATATTGATAGAACATTCGGCCTTGATGCGCTTGGCTCCATTCAGCCTATGAACATGCGTTCAAAGCTGTTCAAAGGAAGCACATCAGAAGCGGCTTACAGGTGGGGTGGCATTGGCGGCGACTTGTTTATTAACCCGACCTATTATAAGAGTGCAAAGGCATTTGCTGAACACAAAGCCGAAATCGACAGATTAACACAGGTTGTGCTTGACGGTGGAGAAATGCTACGAAGCCGCGCAACTGGTCGAAAATTGGAATATATTGACGCGTTGTTGAATACAAAGCGCCAATGTGTATCTCAAAGCTATGATTTTGTCGAGGGAACTTTTGTGCATGAATGTGGGCACGCGCTGGATGACAAATTGTTCAGAAAACGGATAATGGAAGCGTTCGGCGGGCGGATTAACTACAATGACGCATTATCCGAAAGTCGACACACTTACGGCGGCGGTATATCTGGGTATGCGGTAGCAGATAACCAAGAGTATATCGCTGAAAGTTTTGCCGCGTGGTGGTTCGGCGAAGGTGATAAACTAGACCCAGCAATAAAGACAATATTTGAAGGGGCAATCAAATAATGGGCGATGAAAACGTGATTATCTTTGACCCGCTTGGAGAGTTGCAACGGCTTGCTGAAGAATTGGAGAAAATCAATGAGGAGGAAAACCAATGACCTGCACCCATCCAGTATTATATCATGACGCGCACGACGCTCTGGTTTGCCATATTTGCGGCGCTGTGGTGGGTGAACCGCCCAAGGCGGTAGAATCTACCACCAAGGAAGAGAAGCTCGTAGAGGCCAAAAAAACGGGCAGGAAACGCAAAGCAGAAACCGATAAGTAAAGCGCATTTACATTCTGATTGAAAAGCAGACTGCAATTAAAATTTGCGGCCTGTTTTTTTAATACAAATTACGTCCGGCGGGACGATAAACACGCCTCGGCCTATCACTCTAACAGGCCGCAAAAAGGAGGAGTAAACATGGCTGGTATCTTCACACGCGGAGCGCTGGACAAGATCATCCGCAATAGCGAGCTGACCGAAGAACAGAAAACCGAACAGCTTTTCAGTTTGTACGGTCGGGCGCTGGATGACGGCTTTGTCAGCAAGAGCGCCGCAGAGGAAGCCAAACAGGCCGCTATTGAAGCGACAAAGGCCGGTTTCAAGGCTCCTGATCCGATTGACCCGAAAACGACAAAGGAATATCAGGACTTGCTGAATGAGCGTGATATGCTCCGTGCGATCGGCGGGGACGATTTCGCGCAAGTCAAGCCCAAATTCCGGGAGCAGGTTTTCGGGATGCTGGACAGGGGCGAAAAGGCAAAGCCCATCAGCGAACAGTTGACGGGCATTGCGGAGAAATATGAGGAGTATTTCACGCCAAAGCAGGAAACCGCGCCAAAACCGACATTCGGCGCACCCACTCAGGGCAGTATGCCCAAGGGTGACGAGGGCGCTGAAGCGCAATTCCTCAAAGCATGGGGACTGACCCCGAAAAAATGAAAGGAGTTTTGAACTATGGCATTTGTTCAGACCAACGTAAACTATGCGGCTGAGTATAGCCGCGCTGTGGCTAACGCCTATCCGTACTATTCTTATTTTGCTCCCATTTGGGCGAGCGAGAACAGCAACCTTTACAAGCCGGGCATGGGCAAGACCATGTACA